AGGAGATGACCTTGGCAAACAAACTCCTGTCGTTTCGCCGCATGTTCAATGACCCACGTTTGATCGATTTCAAAGGCTGTCTTATAAACACTCTTCTCGTTATCTGTAAGGAAGTCCAAATGCTGGACAGAGCCTTCGCTTGTAATAATGCTTTTCCACGTAGACTCAGTGTTTTCATTGTATTTCTCCAGAACTGTTTCCAATGTTTTGTTCTTAATAAGGTGTGCGCCGACACGAGTACGATGAACATAAGCATTAGATTTAATAGGCTCAACGCTAGCACTACATCCACAAATAATAGAACTGTTTGCATTGGGAGCGATAGCAAGTAAATGGGCGTTACGCCTCCCTGTGCCTTTCATATCCGGGGCTTCGCCACGTTCGATAGCAAGCCTCTTAGTAGCAAACACCGCTTCGTTTTTGATGTATCTGAACATTTGATAATTGTGGCTTGCCGCTTGCCAAGACTCCCACGCCACTCCCTTTTGTTGTAGGTAATCGTGAAAGCCCATAGCACCTAACCCAATGGAACGCTCCATGTAAGCACTGTATTTGGCTTTCTCTAACTCTTCTGGAGCGTGTCGGATAAAGAATTTAAGTACGTTGTCCAAGAATCTGACCAAGTCTTGTACCATTCCGGTGTCCCGCCACTCGTCATATTTGGCGAGGTTGACGGAGGAGAGACAGCAAACTGCTGTGCGTTCTGCGCTAGTAGCGAGATGGATTTCTGAGCAAAGGTTAGAGCCATTAATGCTGAGTCCAAGTTGTTTTTGGCTATCGGGTAGACTCCTGTTTGCTGTGTCGATAAAGTTGATGTAAGGCTCACCAGTTCTGAAACGAGTTTCAAGTATGTCTGTCCACAGTCTTTGAGCTTGGACTGTAGCTCTTGTAGCTCCTGTGTGTGGGCATTTGAGTTGCCATTCTTTTCCATTTTTTACAGCCTCCATAAATTCATCTGTAATATTAACTGCATTGTGAATGTTAAGGCATTTACGATTTTCATCACCGCCTGTTGGTTCACGACACTTTAAAAACTCTATTATGTCAGGGTGAGAAACATCCATGTATGCGGCATAACTTCCTTTTCTAGTCTTACCCTGTCGATATGCTTGCATTTCAGAATCGATTACTTTCAGAAAAGGTATTATGCCGGGAGCTTTATCACTTACAGGGCGAACGTCTGACCAATGTCCTCCCACGCCGCCACCTTTTACAGATAGCCATGCGACTTCAGAATTGTGAGATATAAGGGAATCCAGATTGTCACCAATATAAGTAAGAAAACAACTGATAGGTAGACCTTTTGCGCTTTGCCCATTTTCGGGTGCGTTACTGAGCACAGGGCTAGCAAACATAAACCAACGCTTGCTAGCATATTCATAAATACGTTGAGCAAAATCATAATCTCCCTCACAATACGCTAACGCCGCACGAGCAAACGCCTGTTGTGGTGACGTTTCTGTGGGCAACATGTAAAATTCTTTTAGCAAAACTAAAGCTTGTTCAGAAAACTCTCTATCTCGGCTGAAGTCTAATTCTATATCCACGCCTAGCTATCCTCATCCAATTCTTTTTCTGCACGGAGGCAATACCATTCGGCTTTGCCCATGTTCATTTGAGGTGTATCTTTATCATTCACCCGCAACAAATATTTTAAAGAGTTACCTATCAAGTAACCCTGAAATTGTTCAGGTGTAAGTACGTCTTTGATAATATCAATAGCTTCCCATTTTTTATTTGTGTAGTGCTCTGGATTTTTCCAATCAACAATTTTCATTCAATGCATCTCTTTTTTATTTCTTTTTTTAATGTTAGTCATATTCAAAGTGACAACTTTCCCATCGTCACTCGTGGTAAATAAATCAGGTGTTTCTTCAGTTTCATCTTGTAGATGTTCTAGCAACTGCACATAATTTTGGATAAAAAAGTCGTGTGCCTTATCTGCAAAGTCCATATCTTTTTCCATTAACGGTAACGTCGCCGCCATAATTCCAACGACATGACGAATCTGTTGCAACTCATCTATAGATAGCGCACAGCCCTCTGTACACTCTTCCACACGGGCAGAGATACTCCCTGTCCACTGATTAAACTCGTTGAAGTTAGGCTCTATTACAATTAAGAACTCTGGCTTTGATATATCAATATCCATATTTATACCCTCAGTTTTTTTAATGGAAACTTAATGAATGCAGTCGGCATATATTTTTTTAATTTTTTCTTTTCTTTAATCCACTCAGCAGGAACATCCTTATCGGCGTATAGAAATTTATGCTTCTCACACCACATGGCATACGATGTCTTTGACCCCTTTCTAATCTTCGCTTTGCTATTACTAAACACAAATCTTATGTCTAGATTAGGATGTTGTTCTTTTATGCACAAATGTTTTTTACGATCTTGGGGAGTGAACCTACCTTTTGTTTCCACAATTATTCCATTTGGCAATAAAAAATCTGGGGTATATAACCGATAAGTTAAGTCTTCCCATTCTATTTTTAAGCACTCATATTTTGCGGAGCATTCTTTTGCTTGCAAAGATAAGCGTACTTGATCCTCTAAACCTGAACGATAACCGTGTTTTAGTGCGTTAAGCCGAAGCCTTTTCTTTATACTCATCAGCTATCTCGACATATCCCACGACAGGAGGTTCTTTTGCAGAAGATGGAATTGAAGGACGTTCTATCAAAGAAGGCCAGCATTTATATCTAAATCTGCACCAGCTACAACTAGTGTCTAGAATTTTGTTACCAGTTTCTTTTTTACGGAAAGTTTCTGGAACCGCTGAGAAGCATCTTCTAAATTTGTTACTCTTCAATTCTTTAATTTTTTTACTGATGTCTTTTAATATAGTCTCTTTTTCGACAGCCATGTCAAACGCAGAAATATATTTGTATTCACCTGTAGCTTTGTTGATTACCCACCAGCCTCCGACATCGACACCTAACGCCTTAGAGTATCCAGCTAACTGTCCTACATAGCCAAAGGCATCATGTTCCTTGAGCGTTTGATAATTAACAAATTTATTTTTGTACGACCACGGCGATGCTGATTTAATATCATCAACTTTTTTATCTAATATAAGATCGTGTGTGCCATGTATTTCAGTGCCGTCCAACTTTAGCGAAGACGTAAATCCATCACTAAAATCCACACCCGCCTCAGTCAATACTCCTTTAAAGACTGCTTCCACGATGTCTCCTATAATCATGTTCATCAGGAAGTTGGCGGGGGGATCAACACCGTCCTCTGGACGATTCTTTTCAAACCATAACTGACAGTATGGTCTTCCAATGTTCGACATTCTGAGAGTAAAAACACGCTTTTCACTATTGAATTGTTTATTCATAGCGTCACCAACGTCCTTGATGATGCGTGCTATTGTGCTATCTAACATACCTCTTTTGTTATTACGCACATCTTCCAGATATCTGTGTACTTTGATTTCGGCAGAGTGATTCATACAATCTACTCGTCAGATATATCTAAGAATTCGTTGACTATTTCCTCATCATTTTTAGACACCTTACCAGAGGATTCAGTAATCACGTATTCATTATAATTCTGTATCCAAGTAAGAAAATCATTGAACTTCTGTTGACATGCGTCATCCAATTCGATGGATTGCGTTAGATCTAACTGATAGGTAGGGACATAGTACGTAACCGCTCCCTTGTTGCTTTCACCTAACTCTGTTGCACAGTCTATCCAGTGTTGAATTGAAAGACGTTTATTCTTAGCCATATGATTGATCGGTTCACCAAGTCGTTTGAATCCATCTTTGTTATCAATCTCCCAAATAAAAGGCTGAACGTCTATGTCTACTTCTTCTCCGTTCTCATCTAGCGGGTTTATCAGTTCGACTTCCCCAAGCAGGACACGAACTCTTTTAATCGTTCCAATGAAATCCTTTTCTTTTTCAGGAAGACTTGCGAAGTCTTTTATGAAACCTGCTGGCTTACCACAGTTGTAGCCCCCGGATGTATCGACTAAATCGGAATTGAGATTTTCTGCCATGACTGTTTTTACATAAGCATCTTTAGCTGTCTCGGCTTTCTCATCGTATCGCTTGTACATAAAGCGTTGAACAAAGACTCTGATCTTTACTTCCGATGCGTAGATAAAAGTCTTATCTGGCAGTTCTAGTCGGTACGACCCCGCTGGAACAACCTCGACATTTTTGATTTTGCCTTTGACCTCAGTCT